GGTCTATATGGTGATCCTTCTAATTCTTCTGGTGGAACATGGTTTGATGGAGAAGCAACTGTAACACAACTTGGAACAGATGGTACACCTAAACAAACTTACAAACTATATAATCTATGGCCAACTGAATTAGGAGAAATCGCAGTAGATTGGTCAAGTGATGCTCTTGAAGAATATACAATTGGATTTTGTTATGATTATTGGAGTGAAGGAACTGGAAGTAATACTCAAGGTAGTACATCCGCACCACCCAATTATTAATATTCAGTAAAAAAAATGAATGGCAACAAACACAACTCCATCTTCAGATTTTGCAATATCGAAGTTCAAAACAAATTTAGCACAGGGAGGGGCTCGTCCTTCCCTGTTTTCGGTTACTCTTACGTATCCTTCTGAAATTACCAACTCCCCCACAAAAGAATCTAAATTTTTTGTTAAAGGTACAACTATTCCTGCATCTACTATTGGTTCTTTTGATGTATTTTATAATGGAAAAGCAATAAAAGTTGCTGGTGATCGCTCATTTGACACATGGGAAACCACAATTATCAATGATGAAGATTTTGGAATTAGAATTGCTATTGAACAATGGATGGATCTCATCGCAGAACACAAACTAAATACTAGAAGTAATGACTTTACTACTAAAGAAGGGGAAAATTCTCTATATAAAAGAGATATTAAAGTGACTCAATTCAAGAAAAATGGAGAAGAGGCATGGCATTATCACTTTATAGGAGCATTTCCAACTGCGTTATCCACAATTGCACTTGATTGGGGAACGCAAGAAATAGAAGAATATACTTGTACTTGGACATATGATCGTTGGATGCCTGGAACTGCTCCACATCTTTTACAATCAGATAGTCACAACAATTAAGGAGAATACATTATGGCAATAGAATTATTTGGATTCAAAATTGAAAGAAAAAGCGAAGAATCGCCTAAAGCGAATGTTCCAGCATTTACGTTACCAGAGAACGATGACGGTTCTATGATGGTATCGGGAGCTGGTGCATATGGCTCCTATGTTGATTTTGATGGTGCGTATAAAAATGAAGTTGACTTAATCTTCAAGTATCGTGATGCGGCAATGACTGCCGATTGCGAAATTGCAATTGACAATATTGTCAACGAAGCGGTTGTTATTGAAAAAAATAAACAACCAATAGACATTGTTTTAGACAATACAGACCTTTCCGATGGAATAAAAAATAAAGTTCGTGGTGAATTTGAAAATATATTACATTTATTGAACTTCAACAACTACGGCCCAGACATCTTCAAGAGATGGTATACAGAAGGTAGACTCTATTACCATGCAATGATTGATATTAATGACCCAAAACGTGGTATCGTAGAACTCCGTAGTCTTGACGCTACAAAAATCAAAAAAGTCAAGCAAGTCAAACAAGAAAAAACGAAAGACCCTAAAAAAGTAAACATTAGAATGAATGATATGTACACCTATAACGAAGGTGGACTAGATTCTAGGGGAGCTCAAGGAATAATGATTTCGGGGGATAGTATAATATATTCTACTTCTGGATTATTGAACTCAAGAAAAACAATCGTTTTATCTTATCTTCACAAAGCACTAAAACCTCTCAATCAACTCCGAATGGTAGAAGATGCGATTGTTATCTATCGTATTTCACGGGCGCCAGAACGTAGAATTTTCTATATTGATGTTGGTAATCTCCCAAAAATTAAAGCAGAACAATACATTCGTGACATTATGACACGATATAAGAACCGATTGTTGTATGATTCTGAAACTGGTGAGGTTAAAGATGATAAACGACATCAATCAATGTTGGAAGATTATTGGTTGCCTCGTAGAGAAGGTGGAAGAGGAACAGAAATAACTACGCTTCCAGGCGGAGAAAATCTTGGACAAATGGATGATGTAGAATTCTTTCAGAAGAAACTTTATAAAGCAATGCACGTTCCTGTATCTCGATTGGAGGCTGACTCTGGTTTCTCTTTGGGGAGAGAAAGCGAGATATCTAGGGACGAGCTGCTTTTTAGTAAGTTCATTCAAAAATTACAAACACGATTTTCAATCATGTTCAATGATATAATGGAAAGACAGTTGATACTAAAGGGTATATTGACTGCAAATGATTGGTCAAAAATTAAAGACAAAGTTCATTATTCATACAATACAGATCATTATTACGCAGAATTAAAAATGCACGAAATAATGACACAACGAATGACTATTGGTAGGGATATGGAAGACATGGTTGGAAAATACTACTCAAAAGAGTGGTTTAGATCCAACATCCTTCATCAGTCTGAAAAAGAAATTGAACAAGAAGACAAACAGATGGAAATAGAGGCCGAAGCAGAAGGCGGAGAAGGAGGTGAAGAAGAGGGTGGATACGGTGAAGAAAAAACAATTGATTTGAAAAATGATTCTAGCACACAATTAACTGAATTATCAACATTTCGTAAAAGAAATTTAGGTTAAGTTAGAGTTATTTAATTGTATAAATATTAATAGATAATTTGGAGATTAAAATGGCAGAACAACAAGCAAACAAGGAAATTAAAATGGTGGATATAGTTGATTTTTCAATGCAAGATAAACCAGTTAAGGTTACAGATGCATTTAATTCACTTATTTCAAATAAGGTAGTTGATTCTATTGCATCTAGAAAACAAGATGTTGCAACTTCAATGTTCACAAGTAAAATAGAAGAACCTTCAGTAGAAGAGCCACCAGCAGAAACAACGGAGACAGAATAATGAAACTATTAGCAGCAAAAACTGCCACAACTGCTACAAATTTAGGACTAGGAAAAGCAACAGCAGTTGCGGTTTATGCATCAGCGATTACAATCATAACCGTTATAGACTCTGATGGAACAGAGGGAGGAACAAACGGAACTACTGTTGGTTCCATCACTTTGCCCGCTGCTTCAGTTACAGTAATTCATAAGGATTCTGACCAATTTTTATTGGCAAATGTAACAAATGGTGCTTATACTAAAATCGCTTCTTCTGGAACTTGATGAAAACACTTAAACAATTTAGGGGTATCCTAGAACTTCCAACGAAACAAGAAGAATCTATACAAATTGGAAAAATTAAAATACCTTTAGAAGAAGATGTAGAAAAACAACTGAGAGCAGTTGTTAAAAAGAAAAAAGAAGCAGAAATACAGTTTAAGAGTGGAACTTCTGTACCAATTGATCCAGAAGCCGCATCTACTATATTAAAAACTTTAGATTCTCTAAATAGTACTAACAAGAAGAAAATGCGAGATAACATGAATAAAGACACAAAGTCATTCTTAAAAATCTTGGATTTTGCATTCGACAACATAAGGTAAAAAGGAACACCATGTCATCTTTATACGAATTTTATCAAGACAAAGAAGCGAGAGAGTTAATCAACACTATTAATTCTGCAAAATATATTAATGAAGAACAAAAAAAAACAATGATCGCTATCATGTTGAAAGAAGAATCGCCTGATGAGATGAAAGACGATCTTAGAGATTTAGAGGATAAACTAAGGGATAAAAAGTCATATCAACATAGTCAAGTTGGATGGAAAGAAGATGAATATGAGGCATTAGAAAAACGCATTGATGCAAAAAGAAAAGCAATTAAAGATGCAGAAAGTAGTGGTAAACACACTTCCTCATAGTAGCAAAATTATCTAAAGGGATAAACAAATGAAATTAATTTGCGAACTAACAGAAGCAGTTGAATACGATCTGGTTGAAGCAGCAGAAGGAAAACCCAAACAATATTTTATTGAGGGTATTTTCATGCAGTCAGAACGAAAAAACAAGAATGGTAGGATTTATCCGTTACCTGTTCTTGAAAAAGAAGTAGATCGTTATGTAAAGGAATATGTTACACCAAAACGTGCATTTGGAGAACTAGGACATCCAGACGGCCCTACTGTCAATTTAGATCGTGCTTCACATATGATTACTTCCTTAAAAAGAGAAGGTAAGAATTTTGTTGGACGAGCAAAGATTTTAAACACCCCAAATGGTCAAATAGTTAAGTGTTTGATTGATGAGGGTGCTCAACTAGGTGTGTCTTCAAGGGGAATGGGAACATTAAAACCCGATGCAAAGAATACACAAGTAGTTCAAAGCGATTTTTATCTTGCTTCTGCTGCAGACATTGTTGCAGATCCATCCGCACCAAATGCTTTCGTTGAAGGTATTATGGAAGGTAAGGAATGGATTTGGGATAATGGTCTTCTACAGGAAAAAGACATTGAAAGGGCGAAAAGAAATATCTTAAATGCCTCTTCCAGAGTGCTCGAGGAAGTAAAAATAAACGAGTTTAAAAATTTATTGTCAAAGTTGTGATATTATAAATATTACTACAGTAATCGAAATATACCATTAACTATTAGGAGTATCAAGTTCTATGGAAAATACAACTCAAGAAGAAATTCTGGAAGAAACTGAGCAAGAAGGACTTGTTGAAGCTCCAGAACAAATCGAAGAAGAAGAAACAGAAAAAGTTATTGCAGAAGCACCCAAAGCCAAAGTCAAAGAAGATGATGATGAGGAAGGGGAAGAAGACGAAGATGATGAGGAAGAAGAAGATGAACAGGTAAAGAAGGAAGAAGTTAAAATTCCTACTACCAAAACAGCAATGATTTCTGCTATTTTTGATAAAGTCAATGGACTCAAAAAAGAAGATGTTTCCAAGCGTTTTAAAGACCTTATGGCAGTTGTCGAAGCAGAAGATCTTGGTGGAGAAACACCAGATGATGCAACACCAGATGGTGATAAAGTTGCTATTGGGAAAAAGAAAAAGAAAATTAAAATTTCTATGCCAGAAATTAATGTCAAAGAAGATATCGATGCATTAGTAGAAGGTGAAGAACTCTCTGAAGAATTCAAATCCAAAGCATCAACAATTTTTGAAGCTGCAGTTCATCAAAAAGTGATGGAAATCGCAAGTTCAAAAGTTGAAGATATGGAAAAAGAATATCAATCAGAACTACAAGAAGAAATCGTTACTTTCCGTGATGAATTAACAGACAAAGTTGATGGTTATCTCAACTATGTTACAGAAGAATGGATGAAAGAAAACGAACTTGCTCTGGAAAGTTCACTAAAAAGTGAAATTACCGAAGAATTCATGGGCGGACTTAAAGACCTATTCACAGAACATTACATCGAAGTTCCAGAAGAAAAGGTTGACATTGTAGAAAATCTGTTCGACAAAGTAGAAGACCTTGAAGGACAATTGAACCAATCAGTTCAAGAAAACATTAAGGTTAAAAACGAACTCAACGAATATCGTAAAGACAAGATTCTGGAAGAAGTTTGCGAAGACCTTGCAGACACACAATCTGAAAAGATGAAAACCCTTGCAGAAGGTGTTTCTTACGAAGATGATTCCGTAAATTTTGAGGAAAAAGTGAAAACCATTAAGGAGAATTATTTCCCTAATCAACAAAAACAAGATGAAAATGTTGAACAAGTAGATGCATCTGAAGGAGAAGAAGTTTCTGAACCTAAGATGACTAATATCATGGAAGCATATAGTAAAGCTATTGCTCGTAAATAATAATAACATTTTAAACATTTAAGGAGTTTAGAAATGCAACTTCAAGAAAACTTAAATAAAAAGTGGGCTCCAGTTCTGGATCATCCCGATCTTCCTGAGATCAAGGATGCACACCGAAGAGCTGTTACTGCGATTTGTTTAGAAAACGTAGAACAACAGTATGCTGCTGACGGACAAACAGGTCTGTTATCAGAGGGAACCCCTGTTACTGGTATGCTCACAACTACCGCAGTCGGTGTTGGTGGTGCAGCTGGTGGTACAGATGCTGGTCAAGTCGGAATTGATTTCGCAGACCCAGTATTAATTTCAATGGTTCGGCGTGCAATGCCACAACTCATCGCTTATGATGTTTGTGGAGTACAGCCAATGTCAGGCCCAACAGGTTTGATTTTTGCTCTACGAGCACGTACTGATTCACAATCTGGTGCAGAATTGCTTTATAACGAAGCAGGTCACACCACACAAGACAAAACCTCTGGTGCCGCAACTGGTACAGGTGACATCAAAAATGTTCCTGGCCTATTGATTCACACAGATGGAACTGCTAACGTTTCTGCAAACGTTTACTCATCCACAACTGGTATGACTACTGCTGCAGGCGAAGCAAACATTTCTCAGGAAATGTCCTTCTCAATCGAAAAGATTTCGGTTGCTGCTGGAACACGAGCTCTCAAAGGTTCGTATTCAATGGAACTACAACAAGATTTGCGTGCTGTTCATGGACTTGATGCAGAAGCAGAACTTGCAAACATTCTTTCCGCAGAGATTCTTGCAGAGATTAACCGTGAGGTTGTTCGCAAGATTTATATCAATGCAAAACTTGGTGCCGCAGTTGGTACAACAAGTGCAGGAATGTTTGACCTTGACACAGACTCCAACGGACGTTGGATGGTTGAAAAGTTCAAGGGTCTTATGATGCAGATTGAACGTGATGCCAATTCCATTGCAAAAGACACACGTAGAGGAAAAGGTAACATCATCATGACATCTTCAGATGTCGCTTCTGCTCTTCAAATGGCAGGAATTTTGGATTATGCTCCAGCAATGAGTACTAATCTGAATGTTGATGAAGCATCTGCAACTTTCGCAGGAGTTCTTAATGGTCGATATAAAGTTTATGTTGATCCATATGCCGCATCTAATGCTGCTGAGTTCTACTGTGTTGGTTACAAAGGTAGTTCACCTATGGACGCTGGTATATTCTACTGTCCTTACGTTCCATTGCAAATGGTTCGTGCGGTCGATAGTGATAGTTTCCAGCCACGTATTGCATTTAAGACTCGTTACGGTTTAGTAGCAAGTCCTTTTGCAGAGGGTGGAACAGTCGGAGTCGGTGACATGGCAGCATCAAACTTGAATGCTTCCGCACCAGGCACTAACGTATATTACAGAAAAGTCCGTATTGCGAACTTGATGTAATCCGTTTCCTACATATAGTAGGATTTCAAAAGGGAGTAGAGAAATCTGCTCCCTTTTTTTGTTTGTAGTCATTTTCTTGTGAGAAGTATGATAGTAGTAATTGCCAATGGAACATCACGTTCAGTTTTTGATATAAACCTCTTAAAAAACCATATCACTTATGGTTGTAACGAACTATACAAAGAATATACTCCTACTCATATGGTCTGTAAAGATGGGCCGATGATATGGGACATTTGCAGGGATGGATACACTAAAGAGAACAAATGTTATTTTAAGATGTTTGATCGTTTTCCTGCAATGCAGTATGAAATGTTAAAATTAACATTCCCTACTGGTGGGAAGGTTTTAGAAACGCAACCACGAACAAAAGAATTTGTTATATTTGGAACTGGAAGTACGATGGTAATTTATTGGGTAGACCCAAATGAACCAACACAAAAATTAGAATGGTGGGGAGATGGTGATGATAATTCTTATACAAGTGAAACTGCCGCAATGAGATTGGCCTGTTTAAATCATCCAGAACAAAATATATATTGTATCGGTTATGATTATTACTTGAATAGGACGGCAGACAATATTATTCTTTCATCGAAGAATATACCAACTGAAGAATTTGATTCTACAGAGTTATTCAGACAGCATAAAAGAATAGAAGAAGAATTTAATAATAAAATATATCACATAGGAAAACACATGAATTACATACAGTTTGAAAATTTGTTGAATAAATAGTAATAGTAAAGGAATTCTATGGCAGCAGCAAATAAAGTACCAGACAATTTAAATTATCTATCCAATATCAGTTTTAGACTGACTATGGAAGACTCGCCAAATATTACTTGGTTTTGTCAGGCCGCATCTGTGCCTGGCGTTTCTATTGAAGGTATAGATGTGTTTACACCACACGCAACAATTCCTTATGCTGGAAATAAGGTTTCGTTTGAGGAGTTGACTATTCGATTTATCGTAGATGAACATATGAAAAATTGGGTAGAAATTTATGACAGAATTATTGCAATGGGACTTGCAGAAGGACACGAAAAATATCGTCTTCTCAAAGCATCAAATACACTTCAACCAAGAGGCGGGGGATATTCAACCATTGTTCTTACAATTCTAACAAGTGGAATGAATCCTCAAATGGAGTTTCATTTTTACGATGCATTTCCAATTACTATTTCTGCACTTGATTTTGATAGTTCGGTTGCAGATGTAGAATATTTTACTGCTACAGCATCATTTCGTTATCAAAACTATGAGATAAAGAATTTATTGAATAATTGAGGTTATAATGACAATTGAAGAAATAATGGAAATGTGGGGGGAGGACTCTCACATTGATGATAAAGATTTAGACAATGAATCTTTAAACATTCCAAACAAACACCAAAAATATCTAGACATATATTCCAAAGAGAAACGGAAATTGAGTGATCTTGAAACTCATTGGAAGGTTCTTTTTCAGCAACGATGGGAAGTGGTTATTTCAAAGAACGGAAAAGCACCAGATCACAACATCAGAATATCCAAGACAGAATTGGAACGACATTATGTTGCAGCAGATGATATCCTACAGAAGGCTGAAAAAATTATGAATGAACAGAAAGGAAAGGTTGAGTATTTGAAGTCCGTACTTTCAATGATTGAGAACAGAAGTTTTCATATTAATAATGCAATCAATTGGAGGAAATTCGTAGCAGGGCTTGGATGACTTCACAGATATTAATGGAAAAGGATACTGAAGTATTCGTTAGACTTATCTGTGAACCTCATGTCAAAATGGAATTGAATCATTATTTTAGATTCAGGCCAAATGGATATCAGTTCATGCCCATGTATAGAAGGAAAAAATGGGATGGATTTGTTTACCTTTTCAATATGGACAGCAATCGAATTTATTCTGGACTCAAACCAGAAATAAAAAGATTTGCGAATGATAGAGAATATGAATATATAGACAATACAGGAGATATTCTTGAATCAATCTCCAACGAAGATTATTTTAAATTCCTTACATCATTCCCCTGTGAATATAAATTAAGAGATTATCAAAGTCTTGCAGTTAGGCATTCATTAGATAAAAGAAGATGTGTATTATTATCTCCAACTGCATCTGGAAAATCTCTCATCATTTACTATTTGATTCGTTATTACTTCCCTGAGAAATCGTTGATTATCGTGCCGACACTTTCTCTGGTAAGTCAGATGTATTCGGACTTTGAAGCATATGCAAAGGCAGATGATTCGTTTAATGTGGAACAACTTGTTCATAAAATCTTTGGTGGTCAAGAAAAAGAATCAGACAAACCAATCATCATTTCAACATGGCAATCGTTGTATGAACTGAACAAGAGATTCTTTAGTGATTTTCGTTTAGTAATAGGAGATGAGGCACATCTTTACAAGGCCAAATCACTTACTAAGATAATGAAGAATCTGGAAAATACACCTTATCGAATTGGGACAACAGGAACATTAGATGAAGTCGAAGTACATAAATTAATATTAGAGGGTTTGTTTGGTGCAACAAAGAGAGTAACCACCACAAAAGAACTTATCAAGAACAAGACACTCTCATCAATTTCTATAAAATGTCTTGTTTTAAAATACCCAAAAGAGGAATGTGCCGCAGTATCAAAGCTGAACTATCAAGAAGAAATAGATTTTCTAGTTAGTCATCCAGAACGAAATAAGTATATTTGTAATCTGGTAAATGGGCTGAAGGGTAATAGTTTAGTTCTATTTCAATTGATAGAAAAACATGGAAACATTCTACATTCAATTCTGGAGGAAATCGTTGATTCTTCTAGGAAAATCTTTTTTGTTTATGGAGGAACAGATGCAGATTCAAGAGAAAAAGTCAGAGAACTTGTCGAAAAAGAAAAGGATGCTATTATATGTGCAAGTTATGGCGTATACAGTACCGGCATCAACATTAGGAATCTTCACAACATTGTGTTCGCTTCTCCTTCTAAGAGTCGTATTAGAAATTTACAATCGATAGGTAGAGGACTAAGGAAGTCCGAGACTAAAGAGGCTGCAACCTTGTATGATATTTCTGATGATTTGTCTTATAAGGATAGGAAAAACTATACTTTAAATCATTTTATGGAAAGAATTAAGATTTATACATCAGAACATTTTCCATATCATATGTACAGCATACCAATAAAAGAAAGATAGAATTCTATTTACAAATCGTACAGACTCATTATAACAAATAATAGACAAAATGTCAAGACTTAAATTTTATTTATTTTAAACTTGACAAAGTTGCTATAATTTAGTATAATTATAATATAACAATTGAGATAGGAGGTGATTGTGGCACGAAAAAAACAGCATTATGTAGATAATGAACGGTTTTTGGTAGTTATGACAGAATATAGAAATGCATTTTTAGATGGTAAAGAAAATGGTGAAATACGAAAGCCAATAATACCAGATTATGCAGGGGAATGTTTTCTCAAAATAGCAGAGAGACTTTCTCATCGACCAAATTTTATAAATTATGCATTTCGGGAAGAGATGGTAAGTGATGGTATAGAAAATTGTGTAATGTATGCAAGTAATTTCAATCCAGAAAAATCAAGCAATCCATTCGCATATTTCACTCAAATAACTTATTATGCATTCCTTAGAAGAATAGAGAAAGAAAAGAAACAACTTTATATTAAATATAAAACAATGGATGAGTTCAGTTCTCTTGAAGACAATTCTGATATGAGACAAATGGGAGGCGATACAGGAGCAATTTCTGCTGGTGCTTCCCCTTTATCTACAGACAAACGAGCATCTATACATGAGTTTATTGCTACATTTGAAGAAAAGAAAAGAGCTAAAAAACGAGTTAAACCCACACCAAAAAAAGATGATACTATAATATCTCTTTCCCCCCTGACATTTTACATAGACAGAGCTCACGCATGAAGATTGCATTAATAACTGATACTCACTTCGGCGCCAGAAACGACAGCCTCATATTCACAGACTTTTTTCGTAAGTTTTATGAAAACATATTTTTTCCTACTTTGAAAGAAAGAGGAATAACAGATGTTATTCATTTGGGCGATGTAGTTGATAGAAGGAAATTCATCAACTATAAAACTCTAAATTCCATGAAAGATATATTGTTTCACCCTCTCAAGGAAATGGGTGGAAATATCAAACTTATTGTTGGTAATCATGACATCTATTATAAGAATACTCTTGCAGTAAATTCAATGACAGAACTAACAAAAGGAATGTCTCACGTTACTGTCTATGACAAACCTACTGAAGTTTCTTTAACAGATGAACACAAGGTATTATTTGTGCCGTGGATATGTGATGACAATGAAAAGGAAACAAAAGAACTTATCGAAAAGACACGAACTAAGGTTGCATTCGGCCATCTACATTTAGAAGGAATCGAACAAAATAAAGGTTCTTTTAGTATAGATGGATATTCGCCATCTATGTACAAAGCATTTCAACGAGTATTTTCTGGACACTTTCACCATCGTTCCACTACAGGAAATATTACATATCTAGGCAATCCTTATGAAATCACATGGAGTGATTATAATGACAAGAGAGGATTTCACATCTATGATACTGAAACAATGGAAACGGAATTTATTGAAAATCCTTATTCCATGTTTTACAAGATTTATTATAATGATGAGAAAAATGATTATGGCGATTTATCAAAATATGAAAATTGTTATGTAAAAATTATAATTGAGAATAAGGACAACTCTTATATGTTTCAAGTGTTAATGGACAAGTTAGTAGATGTCGGTGTCGGCCACATTTCAGTAGTGGACAATCTCTTTGATATTGAAGACATGGGAGATGACATAGAGAATATGGAAGATGTGGAAGATACTATGAGTGTAATTAAAAGTTGTGTCGAAAGTTTACAGATTGAAAATAAAGAATCGTTGAATTTATTAATGCAAAATCTTTACAATGAAGCACTAACAGTCGAGACAGTATGAGTACTAAACAAGAACAAAAAAGGAAAGAAAGAGTTGCTCAGAAAGATGAAAATTTCCAAATGTCAATGGAGTTGTTGCAGCCTTGGTCTACCTTTGTGTTGAAAACACGATTACCATTGCCGATTTTTGATAAGATGATTGCAATCACAGATGAAATAGTTGACAATGCAGAAAATGAAAAAAGTCACGGACACAATCTTGCAGGCCAAATTAAAGATGAACTTTGGGTAGATCATGAAATTCTAGAACGTGAAAATTTAATGGGATTTTTTCAGGATGTGGTTAGGAATTTTGTAATTCAACAAACCTGTCAAAACCAACCATTTGAACGAGAAAAAATTCTTGCAGAGGAGTGGTACACACAGTTACTTTCTATGTGGATTATTTCACAAAAGGATAATGAATATAATCCCTGTCATATTCATACTGAATGTGCAGTTTCTACTGTGATGTATCTTAAAATTCCAAAATACTTACCTACTCGTAAATCACATAGAGAAGATGATGGTGCGATTAATTTTACAAATAATGCCGGAAAAGATCCAATTTGGGGAAGTCCAACTATGACACTTCAGCCAAGAGTAGGAGACTTCTTTATATTTCCAGCATCACAACAACATTTCGTATATCCTTTTAGAACAGAAGATGGAGAAGGTGAAAGAAGGAGTGTTTCTTTCAATGCAGTATTTTCAAGTAAAACAGAACAAGACATACTAAAAAAACAACAGGAGGAACAAAACAATGTCTAACTATGATATGGATGAAATTGAACGAGAAAACGATAGAAAACGTAAGGGGAGTGTATCAGTTGAAATAGGTAAGGAAGAAGTTCCCCACACAGCAGTTGATATAGAAATAGGGGATGAAGATTTTATGAAAGTTGCACAAGAAGCACATAGAAGGGATATTACTTTTAATAAAATGGTTAATATTATATTAAAAGATGGTCTGAAAAACACAACTTATAGATTTGAACACCACCCCAAAGCACAACTCTTAAACGAAACTGAATGATAATATTTAAAAAAATCTCTTGGAAGAATTTTCTTTCTACAGGAGATGTACCTACAACTGTCTTTTTTGACAGGACACCCACTACTTTAATAATCGGAGAAAATGGTTCTGGTAAATCAACAATTCTAGATGCATTGACATTTGGTTTGTTTGGTAGAGCCTTTCGGAATATCAACAAACCTCAGTTAGTCAATGCGATTAACGAAAAGGGATTAGAAGTAGAAATAGAATTTTCCATTGGAAAAAAACAGTATCTTGTTAAAAGAGGAGTGAAACCAAATCTCTTTGAAATCATCTTTAATGGAAAACTGATAGACCAGTTGGCAAACAATAGAGATTATCAAGAGTATTTGGAAAAGGTAATTCTTAAATTGAACTACAAGTCATTTACTCAAATAGTTCTTTTGGGCAATTCATCCTTTGAACCATTCATGCAACTGAAACAGTCAGATCGTAGAACGATTGTAGAAGACCTTTTGGACATTCAGATTTTTTCTTCTATGAATGGAATTCTCAAAACAAAAAGTTCAGAACTTAAATCAAACTTGCAGGACAATGAAAATCAAAGAGAGTTGAATCGTTCCAAGACAAAGATGCAAATTGATTATATTGAAAGATTGGAACAGGACAACGAATCTATAATATCGTTAAAGGGCCAGGACATTCAAAATTATGAAAATCAGAAAAAAAATAAAACCGAATCATTGAATACATTACACGATGAGATTCTTGAATTAAATGAACACATGATTTCTGAAAATAAGATACAGACTAAAAATTCAGAATTTAATACGTATCACAATAAGATAGAACTTAAATTAAAACACGAAGAAAAGGAATTAAAATTTTACGAGAAAAATTCAACGTGTCCTTCCTGTAAACAAGACATTGATGATGTGTTTAAAAAAGAACGAATCATCGACATATCTAAGGGGATTGATGAAAAGAAAGACGGCCTAGATAAGATTGTGTCAGAAATTGATGCTTTGGAACAACAATTGAAAGAGTTTCGAGCATACGGAAATCAGATAACAGATAAAAATAAAAATCTTGCAGGTATAGAATCATCGATTCAATCATTAGATGCTAACATAGAACGAACACGAAAAGAAATTGCAAGCCTGAGTGACAAGAAAACACTTGACAATTCAGAGAAAGAGGTGCTATCTTCTTTAGAAAAAGAGTTGTCAAGGTTAAGTACCGAATACTCTAAGTTGTGTGATGAAAAACAGCTCTATGGTTACGCAAATGAACTTCTGAGAGATTCAGGAATCAAGACAAAAATTATTAAACAATATGTACCTATAATTAACAAGTATGTAAATAAATATCTGAACGAACTTGATTTTCTCATTAACTTTTCAATTGATGAAAATTTTAATGAAACGATACAATCTCAGTATCGTGATGAATTTTCTTATGCCTCTTTTTCTGAGGGTGAGAAAATGAGAATTGATCTTGCGTTGTTGTTCACATGGCGCATGGTTGCAAAACTGAAGAATAGTGTGAATACAAATTTGCTGATTTTAGATGAAGTATTTGATTCATCTTTGGATGCAGAAGGAACAGATGCATTTTTGAAAATCATCAATACACTTGATGCTGACACCAATGTATTTGTAATATCTCACAAGGGAGAAATCCTTTTTGACAAATTCTTAAGCACGATTAAGTTCGTGAAAGAGAAACAATTTAGCCGAATAGAAACAATATGAACGATTTAATATGTGATTTAGTGAAAGAAACAGACCCCTATTTGAGAGAAATACCTAATGTTTTTGATTTCGATAGTCCACAGGTTGACCCTGAGAAATTAGAAAAACAGTTACTTACAAATATGCTTCATCATAAAGGATTAGGGTTGTCTGCAAATCAAATAGGAATTCCTGTTACTGTATTTGCAATGATGGTTGACAATGACCCTTTGGTAGTATTCAATCCAGAAATTATAGAATGGAGTGAAGAATCTACCTACATTCGAGAGGGGTGTTTGTCGTTCCCCGGCTTGTTCGTTGCAATAGAGCGTGCATACGGAGTCTCTACGAGGTTCCAATTGTCCTCAGGCGAAGAACAATCGGGAAATTTTATTAATATGTCTGCAAAGATATTTCAACACGAATCTGAACATATGGACGGCGAGATTTTTATAGATAATGTATCGGGGTTTAAATTAAAAGCAGCGATGCGTAAACGTAACATTTTTTTGAGGAAACTCAAGAGACAAAAGAAGGATTAACATGGCAGAAGCAAGGGGTATCGAAGAAACTAAAGACATACTAGATTTTATGTTCTCATTCGTAGAAGCAGTTGGTAAGGCCCAGAAAGATGGAGAAATGACTTGGAGTGATGCAAGGTATTTCATTGATCCAGTAAAGAAATTATTTGAAGCAGTAGATGATATTGAAGAAGTTCTTCCAGAGATTGAAGACCTTTCAGAAGAAGAATATGACCAACTCGTAGAATATGTCAGAGACAAGTGGGACTATGATGACGAGAATCTAGATTGGGTTGTTGATACTGCGATAGAAGCAGGAAAGTCTATCCTAATGATGGTAAATCTCAAAAAAACTTGAAAAAACATTGAAAAAAACTTGACATTGTGCTTCGGATTTGGTATAATAATAGTGAAAGATAAGAGATTATCTAATAGTTGTTTTCGCAAATGGTTTCCTTTTGGAAATGTTCTGGTGCCTGCAACGGTGTAGTTTAGTGGCGGTGAATTCATTTGCCTTGCTCTGTGTGTGAGGATATTAGATAATCATCTTTCGTTTTTTAATTAACTTACATTATGGAGAATATATTATGAGTACAAATGCTTTAGTTGCATATTTGAGAGAAGACAATTCGGTTGTTTCATCCTATGTTCATTGGGATGGCTATACAACTGCCGTTGGTGAAATGTTGTTAGAACATTATAATTTGAGAGTACTTGCAAGAGATCTTGCAGAGAAATTGGGTTATGCATCTTCTTTAAGGGAAACCATTGTGGCTTCTCATGAAGGTCGTGCAAATTCCGATGAGGCCATTACTTACGAATCATACGAAGAATTTGAAGAATACATTCGTGATAATAGTCATCTTGAATATGTTTATCTTTGGGATTTACATAAAGATAAATGGATGGTTTCTTCTTGGGAAACTACTAGAAAACAAGTTCATAATGGAACTTGTTTAGATTATGAATTTGAATCTACTTGGAATGGTTTTGAAGAACTCGTTACTGTTTATGTTCGTGAAGGTAATGAGACTGTAGAACGATATGAGACAATGGTTTCAGAAGGAAGAGTTGGTGTTGAGTTTTTGGAACACGCTCGAGAGTTGAAAGACTCGGTTACTAAGTGGATGAGTATTGGAATGAGGGGAATTGTTCGGGAAGCACTTGCTGCATAATTTACATTCACCTGTTTCCGTAATACACACTATATGTATAATAATTAAGAATTCAAGACCACTTACGAGTGGTCTTGTTGTATGAAAGTACATTATGGTTCAATCTGTTATTGATTTAGTTAAACAAAGAAAATATATCACATTTCCTACTATTGTAGATGTGAGAACAACTAGAAGATTTCATGTATTGAATGAACATATTAGAGAATTTGGATTTAAAGTAGGAGCCGAATTGGGTGTTTCTTCTGGTGATAATTTCTTCCATTTATTAAATGCTAATCCCAATTTGTTTTTATATGGAATAGATACATGGTCATTACAAAAAGATAATAAAATTGAAGATTACGATATAGATGAAAAGATAACATTAAAACAACGGAAGAAAACTGTTTTTTCACAAATATCATTTTATAGTGAAAGATGTAAAATATATGAAGAAAGAACAGACAAGGCCCATAAACATTTTGAAAATGATTCTTTAGATTTCATTTTTATAGATGCGGATCATTCTTATAAAAGTGTTAAAAAAGATATAAAATTATGGACTCCTAAAGTGAAAACTACTGGAATGATTTTTGGACATGATTTGAATTGGGGGTCAGTTGCCCGAGCAGTCGGTGAAAGTTTTCACCATTTTTATATTAATGCAGATTGTGTTTGGGCATCTACCAGACATCATTATAAATTCAATAGGTAATTATGAAAATACACAATAAAAGAAATCGTCAAGAAAGTGCAATTGAAAGATTGGAAAAAACAATTACAATGCACGAAGCAAATACTGAATTGACACTCGCAATTATGGGAGATAAAAATCTTTCTACTGGAGCTGCAGATAAAGTTGAATCTATTCGGGCAAAGAAAATTGAACGTGCTAAAACGACAATCAAGAACACAAAAGAAAATATGAAGTAGGAAGACGGATTGTTATATATACAGATAGAGGGATTGTTGAAGCAACCCCTTCTATCCTAATCACAACAATCTATTACGGAGACTGTCATGCCTACAAATACTTATACATCTACATTTGAATACGAGCAGGAACTTATTGAGTTCTGTAAAACTGTCGATGTTTCTGATGCTGAATTTGAAGAAGCAACACCATCTTGGAACAAGGGAATGACAGGTGAGGAATTTGCACATTTTCGTGACAGAAAACATACAGAAGAAACAAAAGCCAAGATGAGGATGGTTGATAAGTCATACATGAAGACTGAAGAGTATAGAAAAAAGATGAGTGAATCTCTAAAAGGAAGTGTGCCATGGAATAAAGGAAAGACTGGCATATACTCAGAAGAAACTCTAAAAAAGATGAGTGAAGTTAGGAAAAGATATCATGGGAATAAATAAAACAATACACGATCATTGGAGATCGTGGGCTGCAATAGTTTATTTGTTTCTTTGTATAGTGGACTTCTTTATAGCTCCTTTGATGTGGAACATAGGCATGACAATGATGAGTGATGAAATAAAGATGAATACAAGTAGATGGGTTCCCTTGACTCTACAGGGGGGCGCCATGTTACATTTAAGTTTTGGAGCAATATTGGGTGCAACATCTTGGAATAAACATAAAGAAATTACTAATGGGGATGGCGATAAGCCTGATTCTCATTAGTTGTGCAAAGAACATAGCAGACAAAAATAATGATTTAGGTAGTGGTGATAAGTCAAAT